ATATTTTGTTGAGAGAAGTTTATCTACTGGTACTGAAAGAAGAGTAGCACAAGAAGATTGGAATGTTGATAAGTTAGATGGTACTGGAGTTTCTGGAATTACTTTAGATAAATCCAAAGCACAAATTCTTTGGATGGATATTGAGTGGTTAGGACTTGGTACAGTCAGAATGGGATTTGTGATTAATGGAGTGATGATTCACTGCCATTCATTCCACCACGCAAACCTAATTCAATCGACTTATATCACAACAGCATCACTTCCTTTGAGATATGAGATTGCTAATACAGGTATTACTACAAGTAGCAGCACTCTCAAACAAGTTTGCTCTACTGTAATTTCTGAAGGTGGTTATGAGTTGAGTGGATTACAACAAGCTGTAGGAACACCAATTACATCACCATATGTTCTCAGTGTTGCTGGAACTTTTTATCCAGTAATTAGTATAAGATTGAAATCATCTCCAGATCGTTTAGATGCTATTGCAATCTTAACAGCCCTTTCTTTGATGGGAGCTGGTAATGGAATTTATTACAATTGGCAGGTAAGAGCATCAGGAACTACCACTGGAGGAACTTGGACAAGTGCTGGTGTTGATAGTGCAGTTGAATATAAATTGAATGGAACTGGTATAACTGGAGGTAGAATATTGGCATCTGGATTCTTCTCATCTAACAACCAATCTTCTGGTACGATTGATATTTTAAAAGAAGCACTGTTTAAGTTCCAGTTAGAAAGAAATGGTTTAACTGGAACTCCTTATGAACTCACACTTGTTGTTGCAGCATCTCCAATATCGAGTAGTGAAGAAGTTTATGCTTCAATGGACTGGGAAGAAATTAGTAGGTAATTTTTTATGAGTGATGTATATCTTGGTAATCCACTATTAAAGAAAGCAAATACTCCGATTGAGTTCACTGAAGAGCAGGTTCTTGAGTTTTTAAAATGTCAGGAAGATCCTGTTTACTTTGCAAATAATTATGTAAAGATTGTTACTCTAGATCATGGCCTACAAACCTTCAAACCATATCATTTTCAAGAGAAGTTAATTAAAAATTTCCACCAACACAGATTTAATATCTGTAAGATGCCTCGTCAGACAGGTAAATCTACTACTGTGGTATCTTTTCTTCTCCATTATGCAGTATTCAATGATAATGTAAATATAGGTATTCTTGCAAACAAAGCAGCAACTGCTAGAGAACTATTAGACAGATTGCAGACAGCATATGAAAATCTACCAAAGTGGATGCAACAGGGCATCATCTCTTGGAACAAGGGTTCTCTTGAACTTGAGAACGGAAGTAAAATCTTGGCTGCTTCTACTTCTGCTTCTGCGGTTCGTGGTATGTCATTCAACATTCTATTTTTGGACGAATTTGCGTTCGTTCCAAATCATATCGCAGATTCATTCTTTGCATCAGTATATCCAACAATTACTTCAGGTAAAAACACAAAAGTAATTATTGTATCTACGCCACATGGTATGAATCACTTCTACCGTATGTGGCATGATGCTGAGAAAGGAAAGAACGAATATGTATTTACAGATGTTCATTGGTCTGAAGTTCCTGGAAGAGATGAAGTATGGAAACAACAGACAATCGCAAACACATCGGAACAACAATTTAAAGTTGAGTTTGAATGTGAATTTTTAGGATCTGTTGATACTTTAATCGCACCATCTAAACTCAGAAACCTCGTCTACGACCATCCTAAGACCCGTAGCGCAGGTTTAGATGTATATGTGGATCCCATAGAGGATCATGATTACTTAATCACTGTGGATGTTGCTAGGGGCGTTGGAAACGACTATTCGGCTTTTACTGTTGTAGACATTACACAGTTTCCACATAAAGTGGTTGCTAAGTATAGAAATAATGAAATTAAACCAATGCTTTTCCCAAGTATTATTGATGAGGTTGGGAGAAGTTACAACGAAGCGTATATTCTATGTGAAGTAAATGATGTTGGAGATCAAGTAGCCAGTATTCTCCAATATGACTTAGAATATAAAAATCTATTGATGTGCTCAATGAGAGGTCGTGCTGGCCAGATTGTTGGACAAGGTTTTTCTGGAAAGAAAACTCAGTTAGGGGTAAAGATGTCCAAAACTGTCAAAAAGGTTGGATGTCTCAATCTTAAAACAATGATTGAGGAGGACAAACTTTATCTAAATGACTATGAAATTATTTCAGAACTGACTACGTTTATCCAAAAGCATAACTCATTTGAAGCAGAAGAAGGATGTAATGATGACTTAGCGATGTGCCTTGTAATTTATGCTTGGTTGGTTGCACAGGATTATTTTAGAGAACTCACAGATCAGGATGTTAGAAAAAGATTATATGAAGAACAAAGAAATCAAATAGAACAAGATATGGCACCTTTTGGATTTATATCTGATGGTCTTGATTCAACTAGTTTTGTAGATTCTAGTGGAGATCGTTGGTTTACTGACGAATATGGTGATAGATCTTATATGTGGGAGTATATGTAATGGATTTGGATGGTCAGATAAGATTGGGGCATTTATTATTGAATGATAGAAAATGCAGATCCTGTGGGGAAATAAAAAACTTAATAGATGGATTTTATAGAACAAGAAAAAATAGAGGTCCAGTTCTGTCTTCATATGCATATGAATGTAAAGAATGTACAATAAAAAGAGTAATTGCAAACAGAATGGTATCTAAGGTATTTGATAAATGGGAATATCCTGATTGGTAGATGTTCATGCACCGTTTCACTCTTCGAAAAGTATTTTTTAATAAATATTTTTTAGATAAACTGAGATTTAACGGAGAAAAACATGGCGACTCCTCAATTATCTCCAGGCGTACTCGTCAGAGAAGTTGATTTAACAGTAGGAAGAGCTGAAAATGTTCTCGATAACATTGGTGCTATTGCTGGACCATTTTCAATCGGACCTGTAGAAGAACCCATCGATATCACAACAGAACAAGAGTTAATCAATACTTTTGGCAAACCACTCTCCACTGATGCTCAGTATGAGTACTGGATGAGTGCATCCTCTTTTCTATCCTATGGCGGAATTCTTAAGGTAGTAAGAGTTGATGATGACAATCTAAAGAATGCAAGAGTTGGTTACAATACTACCGCAACTGTAGATATCAAAAATTTTGATGATTACAATAATCAAGAGACTGGAAATTACCACTTTGCTGCAAAGACGCCGGGAACTTGGGCAAATGGTCTTAAAGTTTGCGTAATTGATGATAAAGCAGATCAAATTATCGGTATTAATACTGATGATTTGGGTGCTGCTGGAGCTCAAGTTGGATATGGTATTACAGTATCTCTTTCTGGAGTTGTTGCGGGTGTTGGAACAACTTCAGAGTTTAGTGGATACTTAAAGGGAATTATTACTGGAGTATCAACAAGCACAGTAGGCAATTCAACTTTTGACGTAAAGATTGTATCTAGAGTATCTTCTGCTGGCACAGAAACTCAAATAGATTATGCCAAAGGTTCTAACCTTACTTCTATATCTGCAAATTCCACTTTAACCTTCATAAACAACTCTGGAGTTTCAACTGGAACTGGATCATATACAGCGGTTACATCTGTTGATTGGTACGATCAACAAACTCTTGGTCTAACAAACTCCACACTATTCTGGAGATCTATTGCACCAAAACCAGTAACGAATCAGTATGCAGCATCAAGAAATTCTAAAAATGATGCATTAAATATTGTAGTTATTGACGACACTGGAGCATTAACTGGAGTTCAGGGAAATATTCTTGAGAAGCATATTTCGGTTTCTAAAGCAACTGATTCTGTTTCTGGAGTAAATTCACCACAGAAAACTTGGTATAGAAACTACCTCGCAAACTTCTCAAATTATGTTTATTCTGGAACAAATTACTATACATCAACCGATTCGCTGAATAACGTTGTTCCTGTTGCAACCGGATTTACGACATACTCTGGTGTTCCTTCTGCATCCTTCACACCTCTCGGTGCTGCAAGTGGTGGATGGAATCAAGAGGCACAGGGAACTGTATTTAATGCAATAGGAAATGTAACCTTTGAGCTTTCTGCAGGTGCCGATTACTCAGGAAATGGTGCAAAAGCAACTCTTGGTGCATTAAACACTGCATATGATCTATTTGCAAATTCAGATGAAATTGAAGTTGATTACTTGATTTGTGGTCCTGGATTGGAATCAAAAGAAGATTCGCAAGCAAAGGCAAATAAACTAATTTCAATCGCAGGACAAAGAAAGGATTGTGTTGCAGTCATCTCCCCGTATAGATCTTCTGTCATTAATATAACAAATACCACAACACAAACAAATAACATAATTGACTTTTTCTCCTCACTTTCATCGTCATCTTATGCAATGTTTGATAGTGGATATAAGTATACCTACGATAGATTTAATAACCTCTTCCGATATATTCCTTGCAACGCGGACATTGCTGGTTTGATGGCAAGAACAAATGTGACCGCATATCCTTGGTTCTCGCCTGCTGGCCAGCAAAGAGGTATTTTAAATAATGCAATTAAACTTGCATATAATCCAAATAAGGCACAAAGAGATCTTCTTTACGAAGAAAGAATCAATTCAGTAATCAATCAACCTGGAACTGGAATTCTACTCTTTGGCGATAAGACTGCACTTTCATATGCATCAGCATTTGATAGAATTAACGTTCGTCGTCTGTTCTTGACTGTTGAGCAAGCACTTCAAAGAGCTGCTCAAGCACAACTTTTTGAATTGAACAACCAAACTACAAGAGCTAATTTTGTTAATATTGTTGAACCATATCTAAGGGATGTTCAAGCGAAAAATGGAGTCTATGACTTCTTGGTTATTTGCGATCAAACAAATAACACTCCAGATGTAATTGATAACAATGAGTTTAGGGCAGACATTTTCCTAAAACCAACAAGATCAATTAACTATATCACACTTACATTTGTTGCTACTAGAACTGGTGTTTCCTTCGAGGAAGTAGCAGGTAGAGTTTGATTATTAGATA